TGTGGGCGATTGAAAAACTACAACCGAAAGCAATTGTTTGCAATGGGGACGCTTTTGATGGTGCATCTGTATCTCGCCATCCACCTTTGGGTTGGGCTAGAACTCCGAGTCTGATTGAAGAACTTCATACCTGCCAAGAGATGCTCGGTGAAGTATCCGAACTGGCTAAAAAGGTTCGCCATAACACCAAACTGATTTGGACTATGGGTAACCATGATTCTCGGTTCGAGATGCGTCTAGCAGCCAATGCACCTCAATATGTAAATACACCTGGCTTTAAGCTGTCAGACCACTTCACCGACTGGCAGTTCTGTATGCTTACTTGGGCAACCAATGACCTAATCATCAAGCACCGTTACAAAGGCGGCATCCACGCTACCCACAACAACACAGTAGGAGCTGGTAAAAGCATCGTAACGGGTCATTTGCACAGCCTAAAGGTCACACCCTTTGCAGACTACAACGGAAATCGTTTCGGCGTTGATACAGGCACTCTTGCAGAGCCTTATGGCCCTCAGTTTGAATACGGTGAAGGCAACCCATTGAACCATCGCTCCGGCTTTGCCGTACTAACAATCAAGGATGGCAAGCTGCTTTGGCCTGAACTTGTCCATAAATGGGACGATGGACAGATTGAGTTTCGTGGTGAAGTGATTGATGTAAGTGGTCTTTAAAGAACAAAAAAGCCGCTATACATTACATATAGCAGCCTTTTGTTCCCGTGAGGGCAGAAGAAGGATGTTGCTAAGAACATCCCCGTGTTGGGTAGGATTATACCCAAATTAGGCTTCTTCAGCCTCTTCGTCTTCAGCCTCTTCTTCTACGAGCAGCCACTCGCCGGACTCTTCGTCCAGCCAGTACCAAACATCGTATTCGGCATCGTACCAGCAGAAGCACTCAGCATCTTCGTCATAGACGTACTCTTCGCCTTCGGCAAACAAGTGGTCAATGTCTTCAGAGATTTCGATTTCTTCTTCAAAATCTTCGTCTTCATCAACAATATCCATGTTGCCAAGCATCTGTGCAATTTCTGCAAGATGGAAAATAGATTCGGTAGAAAACTCAAAATAACCGGCTTCAGCCAAATCAACAGAAACAGTAAACAGCATAATGTTCTCCAAAGTTTAACCACAGCAACCCGCTGTAATGCCATCTTACACACTTTTTAAGACTACTTTGTAACCATCTTTGTGTTCCAAAATAGCACCTTTGCGTAACTCTGACATGGCAAACTTTAGATCATTTCTAAGTTCTTCTATTGCTTCTTGCTGCTCTTGCATACGGATATAAGCCTCTACAGCAAAGTCTGCCAGGTTCTTATTGCTCCATGCAGCAAAGTTAGGTAAGTCGTTCTGAACCATCCATTTCCTCCATTGCTCTTCGTAGATAAATCGCAGAATCCAAAGATTCCTCATAAGCGTGTTGCAACCATTGCCTCAATGTTAGTGGGTTTTCTGACACAGTAGTGCCGTACTTTTTGATTCCCATTGCTTGCCTCATGGCAATGTCATTACAGACTTTTAGTTCGGTTCCTATTGGCATCATCATTTGCGTTTCCTTTCGGGTTTTGGACAATTTTCTGGTGGAATTAATACGCACCAAACAGCAGCGTATTTGTTGTAAGAAAACACCCAACGATCAATGTAAGCATCCACCATAGCTTTCAAAGATGTTCGGATGTTGTCTGTTCTTGTTCCTAAAATTTCATGTAGTTGGGCAATCGTCAATCCATCTTGATGTTCACGCAAAATCTTACGAACATTTCGTTGATTCTGTTGTTTCATTTTTTAGATCTATCAGGCTTTGGGCAATTTTCGGGAGGGACTACTACACACCAAACTGCGCTCAAATACTTTTGAGTTCCACGAGTTTGCCAGCGGTCAATATAAGCATCTGGCATTGATTTCAATACAGACCTCATTCGACCTTCAGGTGCATTAATAAGTTGGTGCAATTGAGTGCTAGTAAGACCATCTGGATGCGCTCTAAGTGCTGCTCGTACTTCTTTGTTGTAGCTATACATTGTCTCCCCTTGCTCGGATTGCTTCTGCAAGCCAATGCGCTGCGTATCGTTCTTCTGCAAATAGGTTTTCTTTTGCCTTATGTGCGTCACACACCTTCGCACAAGCCTCACGCTCATCGGCACGGATGAGGCTAATGAGTTTTTCCCAACTCACTTTTTTACCGACCCAAAAACCGGCGTCATCAAAAACATCAATCGACGCTTGTTCAGCAAAATCCAAATCCCGCTTATCCATGATTGCGCTCCTTGAGTTTGGCTTCAATGGCTTGTGCAACTTTTGTTGCATCAGAATGCGATAAATCACGTTTACATTTAGTGACGACAATAAAATCAATCTCCTCATCCGTCAGCCCTACCCACGGGCGTTGGGGTGGGGTGGTGTAGAGTGGTATATCTCCGTCACTTTTAAAAGGGCGAATGGAGTCTCGAACTGGGTCGTAATAAGTGAACGGCTCCTGCGCTGGCTGTGCTAGGGCTTTCACAATTAGATAGTGCGCTTCTTGATAGTGTTTGTCTTCCAGCGCCTCAAGCGCCAGTTTCAATGCTTTTTCTTTAGTCATCAAAATCCTCGGCTCTTGATACGCTGGTGGTCATTAGCACCTAGTCGTACATAGCCTTCTTGCGGTTTATACACAGGACGCTCCCAAATGCTCATGGTTGAAGGCAATGCTTCGTTAGGGTCACGTTCACGTTTGACGTAATCACCGGCAACGTAATGCTTTGGCACTTTGTCGCCATATGTAAGGGGGAATACTCCCAATGTTGTTTCTTTATTGACTCGCATAGGGTGCATCTTCAAAGTTGTCAGGGTTAAATTTAACGGGTGGTGCATTAGCCGGAATAGGCCGTGGGAATGGTGGGAAAGGCCAAATTGTCATTTGCTCACACCTCGCCATTCTGCTTTGTTTTGAAATTCATGGTTACAAATCAATGCACCATGATGCCATCCAAGGTGTTTAACCCAACGATATTTGTTACCGCCATAGGTTGGATGCCAAACTTGATACACGCCTTCATAAACAGGTTTTATGTGCGGTGGAAACCATGGCGTTAATTTAAGGTCAGTCATTTCAAAATCCTGTCAATAAATGATGGGGTGCAGGTCTTAGACAGCACCAGCGGAATAGATGCGTAAGCGTATCCAAGGCAGAACATTAGGGTTGCGAACATCCCCAATGCTGCTAGACCTCGGATAGCCAGGTCATAAGCTGCTTTCATTTCTCTTTGACAAACACGCCATTAGCCAACAAGATGCCCTTGCGGTTCTTGATTTGGTCATAAGCCACTTCCATGCAAGACACAAGATTCATGTCTTTCAAAGCACAATAAACGACCAAGCAAACCATTACATCGCCAACAGCATCAATGATTTCATCTTCATCACTTTTGATGGTGGCATCTGCCAGTTCGCCCATTTCGCTGATTGCTTTGAGCAATTGAGTGGCTGGATTGGAGTTTGGAATGATGCGTCGAGCCTCAGCCCATTGCACAATTTTTAATTCAATGTCTGCGTAGGTAGTCATATAAATCCTATAAAAATAAATGGGTGGGGGTACTCGCTGCGTCTGGTTGACCGCCGTTCCGCAGTCCCCTGTACCAGCATCCGCTTTTCCCCCGAAAATCAGAACGGGAGATCGTCATCCATTTCAGGCTTGGCCTTTGGCTTTGCCGCTGGCTGTGCCTGTTGCGCCTTTTTCAGAATGGTAGCGTTGAACTTGTCGCTGCCCCAAACGTGTTTCCACCAGGTTCCATCATCTTTTTTACGGGCAGGGTAGCTAAGAAAATCACCCTTAGCGCCGCTTTTGATAGAACAGCCCTTGATCGACAGGAATGCTTCCGCACCCTCTTCGCTGTGGAGGTTGATGTTGAATGAAGGGTATTTGCCTTCGTGGTGTTCAATGGATATAAACATTAGTTGCTTTCATCAAGTTTAGTTTTGTACGCTTTGATTGCAGAGCGTACTTTGCTGTCAGGCTTTAGTGCTTGCCACACCGCAGTCCGAACATCGTTGTCGGTGATGGATTCCCATTCGCCGTACATTCCTGCTTCATCACCGGCATCAAATGCTGTACGAATAGCCAAGGCAATGTTGTCAATAAGTGTTGTGTCCATCTCCGGAAGGTCTTCGCCAGCATAGATGTATAGTCCGAGTCCATGCAAGGACAATGCTTTGGTCATGCAGCGCATGATGGCTGTGTTGACCTGAAAGGCATCAGGGCTAGGGATAGCCTTATTGCGGTGATCCATAACGGGTAGCTGACAGGTCATAGGCTTACCAAACATGGTGACTGTTACCCAGACCATGCAAGTGCCGTTAATGTCCATGTAGCATTTCTCTTCACCTTGCTTGCCCCACATCTGTACTTGATAGTGAGCATTAGGGTCGGCCTTAAGTGCCTCTGCCCAAGCCCATGCCCATGACAGGTACGTCAGGTTGGCTTTCTTCTCTGTGTGGTCGTTGACGTTAAGTGTCAACAGGCTAAAAATGTTAGCAGTTGTATGCATTGCGTAGTTCCTCTTTCATAATTTGCATTTGCGTTGCTTCATCAAAGTTTTTGAACGCTATTTGTTCGTACTTGCAACCCTGACACCAAATTGGCTCAAGGCAAACAGAACAATAAGTTGTGTCTGCGTTCTCTTCTTTGAAGGTCTCAATAAAACTTTTCATTGCTATCTCCGGTGGTTAAGAAGTCTCTATGCTAACCCAACTTAGGTGTGATACAACACTTTTTTTACTAGGGGTTTATACCAATGGCAGGAACTCACGAACCATGATATAGACGCTAGGTTCTGTGCTGTATTGCTTGTGTAGTGTCAGGCGTATCACCTGCACATCGTCCTTGTACACAATGCCATTCATTGCGTCTAAAATGCCCTTGGCAACATTGTCTATGTCGGGCTTTTTGCAAGGCATTTCTAAACCCAATAAACATGCTTCTTTGCGCTTTTTTGAGTAGGAGGCAGGGATTGGCACATTAATGTGCATCCAGACCGCTATAGGCGTTGTTAATGGCTCATGCGGGTACATTGCCAGCCTTGCTGCACTAGCAATCTTGTCTTCGTACATCTTGGTCTTAGCATCGGTGTAAGTCTTGGTGAACTTCCCGACTCTTGAAAACCTTGGCCTTCCCTTGCCTCTTGGATCGCCTGGGACTGTAAATTCAATCTGCAATGTCATGCTATTCCTTGGTTTTCATCGTCTACTTGCCTCATGTATGCACGGCATCGGGCTTCAAAGCCTGGGCCGTACATCTTCTCAATGCGTCTAATCTGCTTAGTCAACCAAAGGGCAGCAGCCGGTTTCCCAATAAGTTCTACTGTTCGATAGTAGGACGGCACTAGGATTCGTGCTTCTGCCTTCTCTAGCTGGGCTTGGTCACTCATAGACTGCCGGTGAATCGGTTGCACTACCTAAGAACTGTGCGCTATCTTTGTGCAGCCACAGACCAATTGCTGGTTCACCGTCACCTGAACCTTCGTAATGCCGTTGCTTGCAGCACTTCAAGATTCCATCGTGTTCACCGGACTTGCCACCAAACTTTCCAGCGTTTCGCATATCGTCTTCTTTGCCCTTGTTACGCCAAACAGTAAAGATGTTGTCCACCTGATCTGATATTGAACCCGAACCCTTGAGGTCGTACTTGTCCGGCAATGCCGCTTCGTTTTGAGGCTTTCGAATGTGGTGTATCAAGTGTATGTGCAATTGCAAATCCTTAGCTATGCTGAACAATTCGCCAACAAATTGCTTCTGCCCATTCATGTCATCTTCCGAGCCAACGACCTTCATAAGTGAGTCAATAAACACATGGGTTATGCCAAGTTCTTTGCCACAATATCGGGTCATTCCAACGACTGTTTCTACGTTGGTCGTACCCATCTGGTCGTAAATCCAAAGTTTGTCATTTGACCACTCACCGAACTTGTCAAACAAAGCGTCCAGTACCGCAAAGCCTTCTTCGTTTTGGTACTCCTCTGTAAACGGATTTGTGCCAATGTACATCCGGCTCATCAGGCGAATGGTTTCGATAGGCTTCATCTCGAACGATGCCATGCAAACCTTCTCGCCCTGTTGCATCAAAGACATAGCAATCTGCGCTGTCACTTGGGACTTGCCGTGTCCGTTCATGCCAGCATAGACAGTCATCTCACCAGGTCGATAGTAGAAAGACTCCCGTGTCTTCTCCCAAGGCATCCACAACTTGCGTTCTTTCGAGATGTTACGCATCCGTTCCTTGATGGACGGAATGTAGAGATTGGCAGACTTGACGTTCTGCTTGTTGTCGATTTCCGCAAGGTACTGCGAGAAATCAATGTTGTCAGGAATGAAATTAGCCATAGTAAAACTCCATCCATCCTGTTGTTACTCGTTCGCCATGCATTACTGTGTGGCTTGCACCAACCCACTTAGCCTTTGCCGCTTTGCAAGCGTTAAACAGGCGTTTTGCACGATCTTCTGACCGACTGGTGACACTCACCCTCAAACCAACCAAGAAGCGCAAATCAAGGGCTTCTGGCAAATCGTTGGTCAATGTAACCACAGGGTTTGTCCCCAAGTCTTCCCAATCTGCCAATGCGCTTTCAAAGTCGTCCAAGTAAACCAGTTCGGGAACCTTGCCCTGCATACGCAAGTTAATGATCTTCTCATGGCCTTTCATTTGTTCCCCCTTGCTCGGATTAAATCAGCGTAAAACCCACCGCTATCGCGTCCAGATTCATCATCTTCACATACCTTCGCACAAGCATCACGCTCATCGGCACGGATGGCAGCAGCAAAAAGTTCGATGGTTTTCTTTAGACCATCTGTGTAATCGTCAAATAACACAAAGCCAGCTTGCTTTGCAAGCACATAGTCTCGTTCGTTCATAAAATACCTTTCATTGGTGTATACGTTGCTTTGCTGTTTTTTCCTGCCACCCAGTCGGCGTTGAAAGACTGCCAATTGCGAACAATGATTTCCTTCAAGGCGTTTTCCAGCGTCCATCCAGCCTTCGCAGCTTGAGCAGAAATACCGTCAATCACAAGAGGGGTAACCCTAGCCTTCTTTGCTTTGCGGTGAGTAACAAATTCCTGCCAAACCTCTTTTGAAACTCCGTCCGGCTTGGCAACCTCCGTTGCCGTATTTATTGGTTTTGGTTTATGGTTTATGGTTGCTATTGGTATAGCATTGGGGAGGGCAATAGGGTGGGTATCCGGTGGGGTTAGCCACCTTTTAGCTGCCCCACGTTTTCCAGCCTCAACCATCGCCTGGTAGTTGGAAATTATCTTGTCAGCCTTTGGATTGATGAATCCATCGTTGGTACTGACAAAAAATTCATTCAAAACGCTCAACACTTCTTGCTCGTAATCCCTCATACCAATCTGCCTTGCAATGTCTCTTTGCTTGATTGGGACTTCATGCAAGTAGTAGTGGTCGAGCAAACGGCGATAGGCCAAATCTTCAATGATGCTGAGATGGTGGGTGTGACTTTTGTAGTCACCTATGTGAAATGGAAAGTAGTGCATTGACTAACCTTACGTTCTAGGTTGACGTTACAGAAAGAACATCGGCAGGACGGTAACGAATCGTCTTTTCCCCCGCTAAAGGTAGCCGTGCCCTCAAATCTTACCTTACTTTTTAGGTTCAGGTTTGGATTTCTTGCCAAAAATTGCTTCCCACCGTTTGTCATATTCATCTTTCGGCACTTCAATAGGCCGTGGACTGCTACCCTTAGACATTTTTTGGATACCTTTTCAAGTTCTGTTTCTTAGGAATTGCGTGTCCAACGTGATGGAACCCGCAATGAGGGCAACGAAAGACTTCTAGTGGTGGCCCACCTAGCTTTCGACTGATGCTGCCTTGAGCCAAATTGCGAGTGGGATACGGATGCTTCCCCTCACATTGAGACTCTCTAATCGTTTCGTATGTCATACATTTTCTCCATGTTTACCGACCGATTTGTTGCCAGTTCGATTGCTCGGACTAGCACAGCTACCACAGAGGCTTCACGGTCATGTTCCTCTGAGTAGATTCGTACACAATCATTGGCTTGCCAACGCACCAATGAAGCGCAATAAAGTTCGTTTTGTTCATTCATGCAGTAAGACTAGCACAACTTTTGACAAAAAACATTAGGGTAAACACCTAGTAAAAAGTTTGCAAAAGGTCAAAGTTTGGCATTAAGATAGCGCCATGCTGTTACTTCACAGCGTTTTTTGGAGCTACTTTATGACAACACCCACCATCTATCTTGCTGATCTTGTCAAGATTGCAGACGCTTACAAGATTCTTGAGATACTTGT